AGTATCCCAGTAGGCTTTGTCCATGTCTTTCCATGTCCAACCTATCTCTTTGTCTAGTGTTGTTGATTTAAAATATAAATTCATAATAACCCTCGTGTTAAAATGGATGAGTTTATTTTATTCTCAAAACCCATACCTGCAAAAGTAGAGAGCAATCTTTAAGCAAACAGTCGTCTGATTGACATAAATAGTCTCGTAAAGAAACCATTGGTTGTGTAGTATTCAAAGTCACTAATAACTTTCAGAGTATCTTGTACATCTGTGTTATCAGCTATCTCTAATACTTGCATTCCCTTGTTTTCTCCACCTAACTTAACCTTTTTCCTGAACCAAAGCTCTTGAATTGGGTTAGAAAGCTGTTGATAAAGAGATACAAGACCAGCATGATAACCAAAAAAGGTTCTACCTTTTGTAGTTTCATAGCGTTCTTTCTCTTTTCTAACACGAATGATGTTAATACCAAGTAAACTTGCCTCGTTCCATACTGCCTGAACACTTCTAGGTGCTTCTGCAATAGCTGTGGTAGTTTTACTGCCTCTTACTGTGTATGTATATTTATTCATAACACTTTTTCTCCATATTATAGTTAATAAAATGATAGTTTTTGAAAGAAACTACCAAAACTTATCAGACAATTACTCGTCTAAATCTAATGGATTTATAGTATCTGCTATATCTTTTTCAGCTTCAACTACTTCTTCCTGAACCTCTACATCTTTTATAAAATCTGCAAGGTTAAAGTCTTTTTCCATATTATTTCTCCGTTAAAATTAAAGTGGTGCTGACCAATGCCTGAGAAGTATGACAGGTTGCTCGGTCAATGTCAAGCCATTTAAGAATTTAAACATTATTATCTTAACATTAAAATCTTTGAACTGTCCAGACCACACCCATTTCCATAGAACCTGCACTCAAAAAGTCATAGTTTGATTTTAAAAACATGTGTCGTTTTGATTTCCTGTTCTGGTATATGTAAGACTTGTCTTCTCTAAAGTTATCTCTAGCTTTAAAAGTATAGCCTAACTCATTGATATATCGTTGAGCTTTGTCAAAACTTGTGAACTTTTTCACATTACTCTCCTGAAAATGTTGTTTGAAAAGCAAGATAATCTAAATCATCTTTATCAGCAAACAAAGTTATTTCATTCTTTGCTCCATCTTTATCAACAACTTTTAAAGTCATCCAAGCATTCTTGGTATCGACATCAACTTTTACACTTCTTACTCTATGTATACTACTATTCATAATATATATCTCCAATGTTTTACAAAAGCATCATTGCCCTTGCCCGACCATTCTATCGTTTTGCCGAATTCTTGTCAAGCTGTTTAAGAGGTTAAATATATATTGTAATTTCTTGATAGTTATGTTAAAATTATATTAAGATTATTTAAGAACTGCCCTCAATATCCGTGCCCATTTATAAACATTTAAGAGCCTTTTCTTTAATTAAATTTAATTAAGTTAATTAAGTTAAAAGGTCTCCTGTGCCTCCCAATATAAAAAGCAGTATTCATTAGCTCAGCGTTATTAGATTAAAAAACTCAAAGCATAAAAAAACTCCCTAACTTCTTTAAGCTAGGGAGTCTTTAAAGTATTACTAGTCGTTACGACTTATATACTGGTCAATGGCATCTTTAAAAGCCTTTGGTAAAGTCTTCTTCTCAAATAGTGCAGAAGCCTTTTTAAGGTCAAGCTTACCATCTTTAGAAAGTCCATAAAGTAAGCCAGTTACTCTTTTGGACAGCTTCCAGTCCATTGAGCCATCTTTTCTCTTAGCAAAATGAAAGCCTAGGGCCTTACATTGTGGATAAGAGGCAGGTTCTGCTTGTCTTTCTTTACTGAAGTTGTTTATATCAAATGTGTTTTCCATGTTTTTCTCCTATGATTTTATGGATTGGTTAATGCCTTCAATGTAGTCTTGTAGGCGTTCAAAGTCAGATGCATTGCTACATCTATATCCTATAGCACGGACATCACTTCTTAACAAAGCTAAGAGGTAACTATGTGCTAAAGAAACTGTGGGAAATATAACTGTCTCAGAGTTTGAGAAGTCTATTAGTATTTCTTGTTTCATATAAGTCTCCTTTTAAAAACACACATTAACATGGAGTATTTTATATGGTCAAATGCTTGAGTTTTCTTGCGAAGCATGAAAAGTTTTTAAAGTTTTTAGAATAAAAAGTTTAAAACATTTGAACTTTAAAATCTACATGTTTTTGTAAACTAGAAGAAAAGGAGACTATGAAACAAGCTAATAGACTACGAAATGAGACAGTTATCCACAGTTTCGTACATAGTTGCCTAGCTTTTGAAGTGATGTAAGCTATAGGATTAGGTGTTTGCATCTGATAGCCTACAAACGCCCATTGGCATTACCAATCACATAGGAGAAAAACTCAAACACTTTGTAAACTTCAGAGACAAGCAGGTTCTACAGCTTACAATGTAAAGCCTTTCATTTGCTAGAGATGGCTCTAGGAAGCTGTAAGAGTAAGGCTTACAGGACTTGGAAAGCTTGACAGCTTCTGCACATAAGAAGACTACAAAGTCTACAAAGTCATTGACCATAGGAAGCAACGACTAGCTTGTAAGACTCTAGAAGCTGTTAAGTTAGGGAGACTAAGTGGTGTTGAGTTTTTTGTTGGTTCTAGCTGAGGGGGAGGCAGGAGACCACCCCACCCCACCTATATATCTATAGGGTGGTTACACAAAATATTGAAGATAGACCATTAACCAGAACTAGTTAACGCCCCGACTTTAAAATCTATAAATCTTATAGTCTATATAGGGGTTTTCTTTTGGAGGTTTTCCGAGTGGAATAGTAGTATGAATATACTGGTTGGACCCGGTGGGTCACTAATGTTATTATACATCTAGATTTCACTTTTGTCAAGTCCTAAATTTTACTTGACAATCTTAAAATACGACTGTATACTAGATTCATGGCTATACTTCCGAGCATAGATAATACAAATACCAAAAGACAGCTTACTGATAAGCAAATGTCTTTCCTTGAGCACCTTGTAGAAACACAAGGAGATGCTAAAGAAGCTGCAAAACTTGCAGGGTATTCAAGTCACTACCATCATGTAGTTAAAGGCTTGAAGTCTGAGATACTAGAACTTACACAAGAAGTTCTTGCTAACTCTGCACCTAAAGCTGCCTTTAAACTGGTAGAAATTATGGAATCAAAGAAACCTATTGTACAAGCTAATAATAAATTAGCAGCAGCACAGACTCTTTTAGATAGGGTTGGTGTTGGTAAAGTAGACAGAGTAGATGTAAATCATAATATAAATGGGGGTGGAGGTATATTCCTTATGCCTGATAAAACTCCCATTGACATTGAGAATGCTGAGTATGAAGATATTTCTGACTGAAGTAGATTATTATGGTAAGGTTTTTGCCGGACCTAACATAGTTGCAGAGAATATGGAAGTAGCTGATAAAGTAGCAGAAGCAAACGGACTAACTCTAGTAGGAGAACTAGAAACTATTGTAGTACAAAAGTCAGGTAGTTGTGACTATCAGACTTCATCTACAGAGGAGATTTTACATTAATTATGGCAACTAAAAAGAAATCAACAGTAAATAAAGCAGGTAACTATACCAAGCCGACAATGCGTAAACGATTGTTTAATAAGATTAAGGCTGGTACAAAGGGTGGTAAAGCAGGTCAATGGTCTGCTCGTAAAGCTCAGATGTTAGCTAAACAGTACAAGGCTGCTGGTGGAGGCTATAAGTAATGGCACTTAAAAAGTCTCAAAAGTCTTTAAAAAGGTGGGGTAAACAAAAATGGAGAACTGCTAGTGGTAAGAAGTCTTCAGAAACTGGAGAAGTCTATGCACCTTCTAAGACTATTAAGAAGTTAAAGTCTACTGCAGCAGGTCGTAAGAAACTTGCAGCAGCTAATAAAAAGAAACGTGCAGCTACTGCAAAAGGTAAACAACATGCAAAGCATGGATTACACAAGGGGAAAAAACGATAATGGCAAAAGAAAAAGATTCCAGACTTAAACGAGCAGGAGTATCAGGGTTTAACAAACCTAAACGTACTCCGGGTCACAAGACTAAGTCACATATTGTTGTGGCTAAAGAAGGTGACAAGATTAAAACAATTAGGTTTGGACAAAAAGGAGCTAAGACTGCAGGTAAACCTAAAGCAGGTGAGTCTGCTAAGATGAAGGCAAAGCGTAAGTCTTTTAAAGCTAGACACGGAAAGAATATAGCAAAAGGAAAAATGTCAGCAGCTTACTGGGCTGACAAAGTTAAGTGGTAAATGGCATACTCTCAAAAAGTAGTAGATAGGTTTGAAAGTGTTTTAAACAATCCAGAAGCTCATGCTGTTGGAAGGTTTGACCCTAAAGACCCTAATGTTGCTACAGGCATGACAGGAGCACCTGCATGTGGAGATGTTATGAAATTACAACTTAAACTAAACGAAGACATAATAGAAGATGTTAAATTTAAAACATATGGTTGTGGTAGTGCTATTGCCTCCTCAACTATGTTTGTAGACATGTTAAAAGGTAAAACTATAGCAGAAGCAAAGCTTATCAAAGATAAAGATATTGCAGAAGCTTTAGAGTTACCACCAATCAAATTACATTGTAGTGTATTAGCAGAAGATAGTATTTCTAAAGCTATAGAAGATTGGGAACAAAAACTTAAAAAACGACAACATAATTATTATACAGATGAGTAAACAAATAGGCACAGACGATAAACCTTTTACATTTAGAAAAAGCATATACGGTAAAAGCGATGGTGGTAAAGGAGCAAACCCTAGACCCGGAACATATACAAAAGAATATCGAGATAACTTCGATAGGATTTTTGGCAAAAAATCGGAGAAAAAAAATGGCGACAAATAAAAAAATCAACCAAGCTGTAAGGCTGAGTATGCGTAAGAGGCTTTCTGAGAAAATTATGGGTTGTAAACAATGGTTTACTCAGAAGGTCCAGCTTTTACATAACTTTATGAAATCAAGTAGGCTTAATAAAATTGTAAAACAAATGATACAAAGTGAAACAAAAACTAAAAAACCAGTTAAGAAGACAACAACGCCAAAGAAGACTGCAAAGGTTAAATCAACAAAAAAATAGCATGAATGCTCCAGAAAATTATATACGTAGAACTTCGTCTACAATTCCTTTTGGTTATGAATTAGATGATGAGTATAGTACTTTTTTAAAACCTATTGAAGAAGAACTTCGTATACTACAAGAAGTGTCAGAAGCTGTATTTCATGGAGAAATTAGTCTTGGAATAGGCGTAGATTGGTTAGAAGCAGAGACTGGAAGAAAGATGTCAAGACCCGGATTAAAGAAACATGTAGATAAAGTTTATGGTCGAAGATAAAAATAAATCAAAAAAATACTTGACAAACCCTGATGGAAGCTATATACTAAAGAAAGATGGTACTCCACGTTTAAAACCGGGAAGACCTAAAAATTCTGAACTATCAGATATAAAATTAGCTTTACAGGCTAAAAATAAATTAACCAAGAAAAGTAAAAAGGTTAAAAAGCTAACAAGAAGTTTAGCTAGAGTTCAGAAGGAAGTAGAACAAGAAGAAAAAGTTTTAACATCTAATGTTTTAACAGAGTCAGATACCAAAGAGTTACCTGACCAGATACAACAACATTTAGATGAAACAGGTTCTTATGTGGCATTTATGCCTAATGAAGGACCTCAAACAGATTTCCTTGCTGCTGGAGAAAAAGACGTATTATACGGTGGAGCAGCAGGTGGTGGTAAAAGTTTTGCAATGTTAATAGACCCATTGCGTTACTGCCACATAACAGAGCACAGAGCTTTGATATTAAGAAGGTCTATGCCAGAACTAAGAGAACTTATAGATAAGTCTCGTGAACTTTATCCTAGAGCCTTTAAAGGTGCTAAGTTTAAAGAAGTAGAAAAGTTATGGCAGTTCCCAAGTGGAGCTAAAATAGAATTTGGATTCTTGGAACGAGATGCAGATGTTTATCGTTACCAAGGACAAGCGTACAGTTGGATAGGTTTTGATGAGATTACTCACTTACCTACAGAGTTTGGTTGGAACTACTTAGCATCACGTCTAAGAACTACTAACCCAGAGATTAAAACATATCTCAGATGTACTGCTAACCCCGGAGGTGTAGGTGCTCATTGGGTTAAAAAGCGATATGTTGAATCGTCAGAACCAAATACATCTTTTGTAGGTACTGATGGATTAACAAGAAAGTTTATACCAGCAAGGTTACAGGACAATCCTCATCTTGCTGAAGATGGTGAATATGAAAGGATGTTGCAATCTTTACCAGCCATACAACGTAAACAGTTGTTGGAAGGTAACTGGGATATCTCAGAAGGTGCAGCGTTTGCAGAGTTTGACCCATCAATACATGTAGTACCACCATTTGAAATACCAAGTTGGTGGGAAAGAATTAAAAGTATTGATTATGGTTATGCTGCTGAAAGTTGCTGTCTTTGGGCTGCTATCGACCCTGAAGATAAGACTATTATTATATATAGAGAATTATACAGAAAAGGTCTAACAGGAGAAGCACTCGGAGACATCATTACTGAAATGGAAGGTAATGAAATAAAGTCCATAGCTGGAATACTGGATACAGCAGCATGGGCAAGGACAGGTTATACAGGTCCTACGATTGGTGAAATTTTAGTTAATAAAGGACATAAACTAAGACGAGCTGATAAAAATAGAATAGCTGGTAAGACTCAGATACATGAGCACTTACGACAAGATAATAGTACAGGAAGACCTAAATTGCAAATTTTAAATACATGTGTAAATTTAGTCAAAGAACTACAAGCATTACCATTATCTAAAACGAATCCAGAAGATGTTGATACTCACGCTTCTGACCACGCATATGATGCGTTACGTTATTTAATAATGAGTAGACCAAGGATGGACCATCCATATGATAGGATGAATAGAATTAAAATAGATACGTATAAACCATCCGATACAGGATTTGGATATTAATAATGGCAGAAGATAATACATTTTTAAATGCAAACAATCTCTACGAAGAAGTAGAAGGTGAGTCTGGTAAAGGATTAAAACTTCCTGAAGACCAACAACGAAACTTAATTGGTATTATTCAAGGTCGTTATGCTCAAGCAGAAGATGCTAGACAAACTGATGAAACTCGTTGGTTAAAAGCATACGAAAACTATAGAGGACTTTACAATAAGTCTATTAAGTTTAGAGACTCTGAAAAGTCTCGTATCTTTGTAAAGATTACTAAAACAAAAGTACTAGCAGCATTTGGTCAGTTAGTAGATGTAATGTTTGGAACTGGTAAGTTTCCTATTGGTATAGGAGAAACTAAAGTTCCAGAAGGTGAAACAGACTATGCTCATCTTGATTCACAAAATCCAGTACCCGGCATTGAAACTTCAGAAGCTCAAGAGCAAGAAGTAAATGGAAACTCAGTAGACTATCAAAGTCCATATGATGTTGGTTATGAAGGTGATGGTAAAGTTTTAAAACCCGGAGCTACACTTTATAATGGAATATTTGAAGATAGTCTTGAAGACCAAGCAGAAGATGCTGGTATATTAGTAGATGGTGTTAGTTATAACCCACAAGAATTAGAATTATCTCCAGCACAAAGAGCTGCTAGGAGAATGGAAAAATTAATCCATGACCAAATTGAAGAATCTAATGGTTCTTCTGAAATAAGAAATGCTCTTTTAGAATCTGCTTTACTTGGTACAGGGATTGTAAAAGGACCATTTAATTTT